CAGCTATCAGGAGTAATTTCTGATGAGACAGGAACTGGAAGCCTTGTGTTTGGAACCTCTCCAACCTTATCTCTTCCTGTAATAAATAATTTTTTAATGGGCTATACAACAGTAACTGTTTCTGGTGGAACAACAACATTAACAAATACTAGTAATCAGCAAATTTATTTGCTAGCAAGTGGATCAACAACTCATACTGTTAAATTACCTTCAACAGCAACACTAGCTTTAGGTGAATATTTTGATATAGTAAATATTACCCACTTAGGAACAAATGCTTCAGTCACAATTCAAAGTAATGGTGGAACAACTATCGCTACCCTAGGTGCTGGTCAAGGCATAACAGCAACTGTAATTTCAACAACAGATAGCGGATCGGCTTGGAACGTATTCTGGGATGGATCTTCAAGTGCGACAGGATCAGGATCTGCAGTATTTTCTGTTTCTCCAGTTTTAGTTACCCCTTCTCTTGGTGTAGCGAGTGGAACAAGTTTAGCAATAACAGCGACAGGTACTGCACCAACACTCGGAGTGTATTCTTCTGCATCTAATACATTAAATTTTTCAACATCTTCAACAAATCAATTCTTTATTGATTCAGCAGGAGATATTTGGGATTTAACAAATTCAACTCAAACCTCATCATACTTGAGATTCGGTGATGGTACAAATACCTATGGTATGTTTGCTGGGTATTATGATAGCTCAACTACAGGACATATAGAGATTTACACTATGGGTTCAGGTACAATTACAGAACGTATGCGTATTGATAACGCTGGAAATATGATTGTTCAAGGTCCTATTCAAACTTATGCTACATCAACTACATCAACAAACTCTGTAGCACTTGCTCTTTCATCAGGAAATGCAACAGGAACAACATCAAACTCAGGTGCAGTAACAATTGATGCTGGAACTGCAACTGGAACCGCAGGAACTATCACAATTGGTGGAACAAATGCTTCTGGTCTAACAATTGGTAGATCTGCTGTGACAACTACAATTAATGGAACAACATCATATTCAGGTGCTGTATTTATGACAGGTGGAATTACTTATCTTTATCAGCCTGCAATTACAACAATATCTACAACAGGTGCATCAACATTAACTATTGCACAGTTGCTTACAGAAATTGTTAACTATACAGGATCAAATACTGCAACATTTACTCTTCCAACAGGAACACTTATGGATGGTGGAGTATCTGGAATTGTTAATAACGTATCATTTGATTGGAGCATTGTTAATACAGTTGCTTTTGCTATAACAATGTCTGCAGGATCTTCTCATACTTATGTAGGAAATACTACAGTAGCAGCTAGCGTTTCTGCAAGATTTAGATCTGTTCGTACAGGAACAACAACTTGGGTTACTTACAGACTTAGTTAATAGGAATATAAATGTCATATAAAGAAGCGGTACTAAGAGATAACCCCTTATCATATTGGCCTTTAGACGGTCAATCAGCAGCTAGAACCTATTCTTATTTATCCTTGTTGTATTCAACGTATCAAGCTTATCTAAATGCTGAATCAACTTATGCTCAAGAAGCAGGAACTCAAATTCAAGATGTATCAAACTATGGTAATCATGGAGCATTTACAGTAGGTTCTCCAAACTTTCAGGATGTAACTACACTTATAGCACATTCAAGTTTTGATACCAGCATAAATGGTTGTTTAATAACTTCAAATATTGGCATATCAATTAATAATGCTTATGGACCAAATGGTGGGTATGGAGGGGTATTTCAAGAAGGCTATGAGTATAGATCTTTTGGTATAGAGTTTTGGCTATTAATGCCACAAGCTCAAAATTATACGTGCAATATAATAAATCTCAAATCAGCATCTGGCACCAGAATGCAAATCTATACTAATAATGATTTTATTTATTTTACTCTTTATTTTTCAGGTGGATTAAGTGTTACAACTAAAAAGCAAATATACTCATGGGATTCTCCACTGCACGTTTTTGTGTCTGTAAAAGATATGATTATGAATGTATATGTAAATGGTTTAACAGATGAATCAGTTTCTATTCCCTCAAATTATCAATTTTATTCAGATTCTTCAAGTACTTTTAATGTAGGTCCTGCAAGTAATAATTCATACTTTACTATAAATGGTTTGGCTTTTTATGACAGGTCTTTATCTTCAAATGAAATAAAGAATCATATGTTCTGGGCACATAAAGATTCAAATCCAACATTATATTCAAATCAAACAGATGTATCTCACTTTTCATTTGATAATAATGATGGTCAACTTGTTTTTTCAAAACAATTTAATAGTAATAATATTTACAGTGAAGGAATTTTTTCAAATGTTGTCACTGATAAAACAGGCATCACATTAGCAAATACAACAGTTCCATATTCAACTGTAGGCACCTGGGTTTATAGCCTAGCTGTTGGATCATATCCAAACTTTACTGGGGTTGAAATATCTTGGGATTCTGGTTCATATACAAATATGTCTGCAACAAGCTTGATTGTAAGCCGTTATGCTACTGTTTCTGTTTCTTATGATAATGGTTTAAGTTATTATAATGTTTCAAATGGAAAAACTTTTCCTTATTTCTTGTCCAACTACGGATCAAGTTTTGCAGGTCAATGTTTAATTAAAGTAACTCTTTATTCAGCAGATACTTCGGCGGGACCACAAACAAGAATTGATAATTTAAATGTAAATGTTTATTCAGATATAACTAAAGCCTCAGATTCAGGCTTATTTAAAATATCTCCAGCTTCAAGCACAACTTATATGATTAAGAAGGATACTACAAATATTCTTTCAAGATCTAGAAATCTAGGTGTTCGTTTTTCTGCACAAGACCCAGGATCCAAATCTGGATATGCTGTAATATCTCCAACTTCATCTTCTTCATATCAAACAATAGAGTTTTGGATGGAATATGATGGTAAAGGCTCGGCGGTATTAGATACCGATCTTTCTGGTACTGCAGATTTATATATAGACTCTTCAAATGTTTTGCAAAATTCAATTTCAGGATCAACTTTATATGTCAACGGTATAAGTAGAAACTCATCTCCTATTACACTGACAAATGGAGAAATATATCATGTGGCTTTGGTATACCCAAGCTTAAGATCATCTAACATACTTATAAATGGCTCTTATGATGCATCTAAGCTTCCATCAGAAGCCACATATGGCTATATAAGCATTTATCCAAATGCTTTGGGTTTAACTGAAGTTCAAAATAGATATTTATCTTTTGTTGCCATTAATACCTCAGTAGCTTATGATTCAGTCACCTCTGTAGGATCAGTTCTTGAATACTCTGGTACATTTTCTCAAATAAACAATGGTCAACCAATAAGTTTCCATACTCATGCACAATAAAATGGCAGTCTAATGTTCAGTTTTGAATAGTTTGATGGTATTATTGGCATATGGGTAAAATGAAAGTAACACCAATTGATGAGGTAAACTGGGGAGTTTACGCCTGGCAAATGCCTGATGAATCATTGGTTATGGATGACGAGGGCGGATATCTAAGTATTCCGTCTATGAAAGGCGATATACGCCAAATTAAAAAGCTTAAGGATGCAGCAAAATACTATGGTTTAGAAGAAGGACATCCTATTTTTTTTGCGGGACACAGAGCAATTGATGATGAAGAGTTACAAATTCAACAACAGAGATTAGAGTTAGGTCTTGTTCCAGATGTAATGGATACTCCAGCAATGCTTGAATACTATAAAGAAATGAAGGAGATGAAAATTGGTTGATAAAATTTGTGGAACAATGTCTTCTTATAGAAATGGCGGATGTCGTTGTGAAAAATGTCGTGCAGCAAATGCAGAATATAGTAGAAAATATGCTTCTTTAAATCCTGAAAAAATAAAAGAAGGTAAAAGAAAACAATATCTAAATAATCCTGAAAAAACAAAAACAAGAAAGCAGGAGTGGATTAAAAATAATCCAGATAGGTATAAGGAATTGTCAAGATTAAAAGAGCATAGACGTAGAGCATTATTAAATAGCGTTAATAGTGAATTTTATACTGAATCTGACATTATTAAAAGATATGGAACAAAATGTCATATTTGTAACTTAGAGATTGATTTTAATGCTCCAAGATCTTCAAAATTTAAAGGATGGGAGACTGGCCTGCAGCTAGACCATGTAGTTCCGTTATCTTCTGGGGGTAGTGATACTATTGATAATATCATGCCATCTCATGGAATATGTAATATTAAAAAAGGAGATAAAATAATTGACTAATTTAACTGTTGTTGATGCTGATGATGAAGCAGAAGGTACTATTACAGTCAAGCTTGGAACACAGCATACTGTAGAACAAGAATTTGATGATCCCTTTAATGCAAGATGGGATGATATCAAAAAGGCAGAAGGGTTAAGTCCTAATTTCCGTCGTCAAGTAAATCGTATTGAAAAGTCATTTACAGGTGTAGATGATGCCAAATCTAAGAAACTTGATCCACTTGATCTTACTGGCTATTCTCTTTTTCAAATTGTTCAGCCACCATACAATGTTCTATACTTAGCACAACTTTATGATATTTCTCCATATCATCACTCTGCTGTAAATGCTAAGGCAGCAAACGTCATTGGATTAGGCTATAAGTTTGATAATACTTGGGCAACATCTTCAAAGATTGAAGCTGTTATGGAAACTCCAAAAAAGCTTGATAAATTACGTTCAAAAATTGAAGGGATGAAAGAAGAACTTCGTACCTTCTTAGAATCTCTTAACTCAGATGATTCATTTACAGAAACAATGAAAAAGATTTATGTTGACTTAGAATCAACTGGTAATGGATATCTTGAAGTTGGTCGTACATCAACTGGTAAGATTGGTTATATTGGACACATTCCAGCAACAACTATGCGTATCCGTCGTCACCGTGATGGTTTTGTGCAGGTTGTATACAATCGTTACACATTCTTTAGAAACTTTGGGGATACAGAAACTCCAGATCAAATTGGTACAGATCCACAGCCAAACGAAGTAATTCACTTTAAGATTTTTACACCATCAAATACATATTATGGTGTACCAGATATTTTGTCTGCAAAAAATGC